TTTTCCATAAACACACCACTAAATTTATTTGTAGTCATTACAGATGGATGTTTAATACCTCTATGTGAACAACAAGTATGTTTACAAGCAATACTTACTGCTACTGATTTACATTTCATTTTATCTGCTATATAGTCGTGGATTTGTTGGGTTAATGATTCTTGCATTTGTGGACGGCGGGCAAACCATTCAACTATGCGATTTAATTTAGATAATCCTATAACATTTTCACCAGGTACATATGCTACAGTAGCATATCCTGTAAATGCTAAATTATGGTGAGCACACATGCTAACAATAGGGATACCACTTTGTATTACCAACCCATCATATCCTTCATCATTAGGAAATACAGTTATATTAGGTTCGTCTGAGATGCTACCTATTATTAGATCTTTAAGCCATGCTTTAGCTACACGGCGAGGTGTATCTTCGGTTTGGCGGTCTGCTTGATAATCGAAACCAACAGCATTAAGGAATTTCCCATAATGTTTTTCGGCTTCATCTATCATCTTTTCGATTTCTTCTTTTGTGCGTGGGAGACTACCGTTTGATTTTTTCAATAATTCCATATAAACTTTATTTTATTAAATGTAAAACCTTTTTTTACAATAACCAAATTTAGAAAACCCATTTTTCAATGGGCCTTCTATTAATTTGATTTTTTCTGAGGTGCCTTTTTCTTGTTAGGCTTGGCTTTGGGCTGAGGCTTTTTTCCTTTATTAACAGGTTTAGCCTTAGGTTTCATAGGGATAGTAGTTTCAGGGGCTGCTACTTCCATTTCCTCATTACCTACTATAATTGCAGGTTTTGTTTCCATTGCTACCATTGATGCGGTAATTTCGGTTGTTGCTGATTCATGAAGTGTATTTATTTCTTCGGCTTCAGCTGCTTCTTGTTCAAGAATTTCAACTTGGGGTTGATTTTTGAAATGTCTGAATATTGCCACTAATATGGTAGCTATTACGATGGCAACAGTAATGATGATTTTGAACATAAATTATTGTTTTGTATATAAATATATAAGATTTTATTAAACATTGAGTGTTTTATTCCAAGCGGCAATATGAAGACGTGTAAGACCTCTAAACTTATATTTTTTAGCCATTTCCATTACAAATCTAGTACGTTCTTCAAAGTTTTCAGCATCATCTAATCCAGGCATACAAACCACGTTGGTAAGAGGTATGCTAAATGGTACGATAAAGTCCCTAAACATTTCTTGTACATCTTCTTCATTTGAAATTACAAATTTAAATTGATAATTATCATGTTCCATTATACGTTTTATAGCATCTGGTTTGATACGTTGTTTTTCGGATAAACCTGAATTTGATAGTTTTGGTGAGCAGTTAATTTGTTCTAGTCTGTCAAATAGGTCATCTTCGATATACATAGTACCATTGGTTTCGATTTCCATAAAAGTTGATAAGGCAATTCTAAATTTTTCCTGGTCTATCCAATAATCATGGAAATTACATATTGCTTCTTGGTGTCCCTTAATTGTAGGTTCACCACCTGTCCATATAATGTGGATCAACCCACTTACTATTTCATCATATATTCCTTGTTCTTTCCATCTATCAATTAGATATTGGAATTCTTTATCTTCACCTCTCCAAGCCCATTGTGAGGTGGAATCACACGTCCATGTTGCTTTACCTTCTGCTTGTAAATCACCTACAAATATTTCTCCGTCTTCTAGTTTTTTATCTTTAACAAGTTGGTTGAGAAACTTATTGCTCATACCACATGTTAAATTACATAAACCTAAACGTACAAAATAAGATGGAATACCAGATGATATACCTTCACCTTGAACGCTGTAAAAATCACTACTAATAAGTAGTTTATTTGGATCTATTTTGCTCATAATATTAATGTAATAAAGTTGAAATATAAATACCTAAATAAGAACCAGCTACACTACCCATTACATAACCTAACCATTGATGGAAAGCATCTTCACTTCTAGCTATCTTTCTTATAATAAAAAACGACATACTCGCTAATGTAAAATCAGTAAGAGCTGCTAAATGATATTGTGTTTGAGCTATTGCTCTATAATTTACACATAATAGACTATATGATGCTATTTGTATAAGAAATAATATGGCTGCTTCTTTAATTTTTTGTTTCATTAGTGTCTTTGTTTTTCTTTTATTTTTTCACGACGTTGAGCTTTCTTAGATTTAGTTTTTTCACCTTTAACTTCGGCTACAACTACTTGTTCTGATTTATTCTTATCACGAACGTTTATTTTCCATTCGGATTTAGGAGTATATTTAGCTCCATAATAGCGAACTTGGTGTTCAGCTACTTCATCACTTACTCTTTGGTAAGTTCCATTACTGAGAATTGTTTTCATTTTATTTATTTTTGATTATTTTAATAAAAAAACACTTGAACCTTACGGGGTTGAAGTGTTAATAGATTTAGTGAATTTAGAATTAAGCTAATTCACTGTTTTTCTGACGACGGCGAGAAATTTTGTACATTTCGTTTGCCATTTCTTGAGACACATTTCTGCGACCTGCTACTACGTTGTTCACGTGAGCTGCTGAATAACCAGTGTTGTCTACGATGCGCTCAATGTCACCTTTGCGTTTTCTAGCTGAGAAAAATGCTAGTTTTGCTGTGCGATTTAATTTACTCATAACTGTAATTTTTAATTAATTAAATATAAAAAACTATTTTTGATTTTCCAAATGTTCTTTTAAAACTTTTTTATTATAATTTGAATGACCATTTATAACCATATGCTGATTTTCTTTTATTATGGCAACACTCGGTTATAGCTGAGCTTGGTTTGTTTAGGGATTTTGCTGCTTCTGAAGCGCTGTTCCATTCTTTAATATGGTTATTATTTTTATCGTGTTGGACAATAGAGATACTTTTTATTTCGGTTATCCAAGTATTTTTTCTTCCTTTTAGTTTTTGGGATATTTTTTCATTCCTATCACTTCCTTTTTGATAATGGATTAAATTGGATTTTATAATATTATTAATTCTGTTTGGATCCTTATAACACTCATGATTGGTTTTATTTTTTGAAATTTTTTGTTTAATATGTAAAGATAAAATCTTTCCTTTTAATCTATTACTAACATCAGGTCGTTTTATACCAGATAATTTTTTAGAAGTACCCGGGTGAGGTGTATTTTTCATTCTATTTTTACTTAATTCAGTATGAAATGAAGGTCCACCTCCTCCCTTATTCTTATTTAATAAATTAAACCCCCAAGATTTAAATAGGTCAATATACCATGATTCCCAAAATTTCCATTCATTTGAATCAACCACGTCTAATTCTACCAATTGGATATCTTTATTTAATCGTTTCTTATGTTGATATTCTCGTATTAGTATATTGTTTTTAGTTTTACCTATATAAAAAGGGGCATTATCCTCAATTAAATAATATATAATAACCATTACAGTAGTTTATGTGGTACTACTATAAATATCATGGATTTTTATTTCTATTAAATTCTTCAATGACATTAATTGCGTGGTTTGTTACTTTATCCCATGATGATATCCCCTCTTCATCTTCATATATTATTGGGTCTGGTCTTCCTAATTTTATGAAAGCCTCGATCCTTTCTATGCTGGAGGCGCTTTTATAATCACTATTCCCTGAAGGGTATGGTTTATATGAGGTATTAGTACGTTTATATACTTCATCGAAATCTAAACCTAATTGTTCACAGCACTCTAGACCATGTTTTAATATATCAAATTTATTAACATATAAGAATGGGGCTTCATATTTCACTAAATGCCCATTTTCATTACCTTCTAAGAAAGCATTATAATCAGCATCACGAAATTCTTGTCTGCAGTCTCTATAAATCTGATGGTCACCTGCGTGGATACCCAGGGCTATAATACATTCATTATGGTTTTTTTCAGCAATCGATAATGCTATGGCTTGAATGATTGAACTAAATATTTTATTACGATTTGGAACTACAGAAGAGGCCATGTTACTATGTTCGTAGTGACCTTCAGGTACTTCATCTCCACCTTCTACCAATGATGAATTAAGTAATTTAGATAAACCATCTAGTCTAATTATTTGATGAGGTATTAATAAATGTTCTGGTAGGTTTGAGTTGAGATATTTAACTAATTCAGTGGCTTTTTCAAGTTCGACTTTATGTTTTTGACCATAGTCAAATGAAATACAAATACACTCATATCCCGATGATAAATAATGTAGTAGTAAAGTACTAGAATCCATTCCTCCACTTAGAGAAAGCACGGCATGTTTTTTCATTATTTTTTTCTTTTAGATGTTACTTTTTTAGGTTGATATTCTTTATCGAATGCATCCGCTTTAGCTATAATCTCATTTGCTATTTCTAGGTTACGAGCAGCTTGTGCTTTCATAGCATCTAAAAGACTATCATAATTATTGGTTACTAACTCAACATCAATATACTTATTCTTATCAGGATTAGATATATTAATGTTTAATTCACCACCCGCTGCTGTTACATAACTACTTTTTCTCATTTTATTATTTCTTTAAATTTTTGTACATTAAATATAATATCTTCAAATTGACCACTCAAATCTTTTTCCATAAAATCTTCAATTTTTTCTGAGGGTTTTTCTAATATTATACCTTCATAACGTTGATTTTTAGCTCCTAATATTATAGGATTTGAAGTATCTACTGATTTTATGAAGTCGTATCCTTTATAATAGGCGAATTCTTGATATAATGAGCAACCTAACAGGTGATGGTATGCCTCTTTATCTATCACTCTCCAACTTGATAGTTTATTTATCAATAATATTCTCCCCATCATTTGAGATACTAATTTATTTTCATGAGGAAACAATGATTGATAAGCTATAGATGAATGATTAAATGATATATGTCTGTAGCCTAAATCAACACATGATGTATATAAGCTTCTTATGTCACTTATGTCTTTACCTTGCATTACTACCATTAAATTTACGCTTTCTGGTATGTTGGATTTAATGGTGTTTATCCAATATTTGGCATTTTTGAATGTGGTATTATCATCATTCCATGCATCTGGTACTATGAATACATTAGGGCGAATCATATTGATTTTATCAATAAGATCTTCTGTTGTATGAGTTACTCCTTCGAATAACCCATTATCCATTATAATAAACCTATTTTTTAATCTTGCTTTTTGGAAATGAAGACGATATTCTTCATGTTTATCTATTAAATGCGGTAAACAATATTCATAATCATTCCATTTTTTACTATAACCTAATAGTGAGAGAGGTAACTCATGACTTACTTGCATATTTTTCTCTTATTTGTTCTAAATGATGTTCAATTATATAGGCGAATGTGCCTGTTTCTATAGCGTTGGAATCTCTTCCTTTATTATATCCTTCAATATACCCTATAGAATATCCTCTACGAAGACCATCTTCTACTTCTTTTAATAGTGTTTCAAGTGTTATTTCCATGTTAGTTAAATTTTACGATCATCATATTGAAATACACCCTTATCTTTAGCATAAGCTGATACTGTCTCATAATTAATATTCATCCATTTTTGTGCTTCTTCAGATGCTATGGATTCTTTAGTACAAGTGGTTCCGCAATTTGGTGTTTCATATATTTCAACTTCTTTAATGAATAATGTTTTACCATATGGTTCAAATAAAACCATCATTGCTAGAAATATTTCTTTAGATATATTTTCAACAGATGGATTACAATATTCATCCTTACCATTTAAACCCATATACCATATTTTGCTACCAGTAGTTTTACAAGCATCTATTACTGCTGTATCTTTAGGGTTAACTAGGAAGCCATGATCTAAAATATCATCTATCCATTGGCAACCAACACGTTTAATTTCTTTAAAATCAATAGCATAACCTATTTCTTCCATTTCATTAAATTCAAATGTTAGTTTGTATAAATAAGTATGGCCGTGCATATTAAAGCATTTCATGCGTTCATTCATAACTCTGTGACCTGAGTCGAAGGTGCCGTGTCTAAAGATCAGTTGGGCTTTGTTCATTTTCTATATCTTTTATTGTTTTTGTAA